TAATCAAGATTATACCAGAGCGACAATCAGAGCAAAGACATCTGACAACCCAAACCTTCCTGAAGCTTATATCAAGAATCTCTTGAGTAACTCACCTGAATGGGTTGAACAATATTTTAATGCTGGATATACCAAAGCTGAAGGTCTTGTATTTAAAGAGTTTGATCCTGCTTATCATCTTATTAAAAAAGATAAGTTGCCAAATAAATTCAGGAAGATCGTGGTTGGTATTGACTGGGGTTACGCAAATAATGGTGCTGCCATCGTCCTTGCAGAAACATTTTCAGGCAATTATGTTGTTCTTGAAGAGCACTCACACAAAAACATGTTGGTAGATGCAAATGGGTGGTTTAAGATATTTGATGATATCGAAAAAAAATATGGTGTTGATGCTTGGGTTGCTGACCCTGCAATGCCAGCATATATCGAAGCACTCAGAGTCCATTTCGGACAAAGAAGATTGGTTTACGAAGCCAACAACAGAAGAATTGCTGGAATGAATGCAATGAAAAGTCTTTTCCACCAAAACAGACTTTATGTCTACAATACCTGCAATGTGTTGGTTGGAGAGATTCAGACTTTGCAGTTCAAGAAAGATTCTGAGGATTCAGTGAAAAAAAACGATCACTGTGTGGATTCCATGCGTTATGCCGTCATGGCAATGATTGAGTTGTATGATTCAAATAAATGGTTAAATCGATGATTGGTCTGAGTGAGAGTTTATTAAAAGGGCCTACAATGCCTTTGAAAGTTCAATGGTAGATTGTGCGTTCAGAACTTTTCAAGCCTCTACTGAGGCTGGTAGGTGGCAAGGAAACGTTCTGTAGATCAATACACCTACATGAAATTTATGGAGAGAATTGAGTTGCTCTTGCTTGTCTTATGGCTGGTGGTGTTGGTAAAGGATTATCGAGTGATTCAAAAGTATAATCACCAATCCAACCATATTCTTCTTTTTGAGAAGTTTCACAAAGATCGTAGTTTGCAAATCTTATATCAACAATATTTCCACTTGCAATATAATCTGTCCAAGTTGTTGGGATTGGTTGATTTAAAGTAAGTTTGCTTGTTGATGGATCTACAGCTGTAACTTTAAGTTGTGAAACTGATCCAGAGAATATATTTTGTGTTGTTGAATCTCTTAAAATTAATTCTACTGAATCATTAACATTGAATGGAGATACACCAAAATCTTCATTTGTTATTCCATAACGATCTCTGTATGCATAACGGTTCGATCCTGCATAATCTGAAGTTTCAAATGTTGTTCCGTATGAACCAGAAGCATTTGGTTCATTTTTATTTGAAGGTTTAATATAATTTCCTTTAAAAAATATTGATGAATAACTTACATCATTTGTTATTGAATCAATTCTACCAGCTGGAGAATAAAAACTTGTTTCTACTTCTTCTTGATAAACAATTGAAAATTCAATTACACCAGAAGATATATCAACATTTCTTTCAATAACCAAACCTTTTCGATTAACCAAACCACGAATTGGATTAATTGGATCGAAATCTGGAACAAGCCAATCAGTTATTTGTACAATTTGTCCAAGTTCAATATTTATTTTACTTAAAGATGTTTTGCATTTGAAGACGTACTGAGGATAACCCCAAATACTTAAAAATCTTACTGCAACACTTTTAAAATAAGATATTAATTCTTCTGGAGATCCAATACCTCCAACTGGAGCAGGTAATTCAACCTCTTGAGTATTGCCAACTTTATATCTTCCTTTTGAAAGATCATCATTAAAAACATATTCAGTATCATAATTTGGTGCTTTATATTGAATGCTGTTAAATAAGTTCTCTGGAAGAGTTGCCAAGTTTGATGGAACTTCAAGAAAGTCAGCAGAAGTTAAAGTATGATCTACAGGTCTTGCTGGATCATATGTTCTGAATTTAATTTTGGAATTTTCAAGACATATAACGTAGTTAAAAAACTTCATATATGGTTGAATATAATCCATAAACTTAACATCATTTGTCCAATTCCAGAAAATTTGACTTCTTGGTTCAATTCCAGAAACCCAATCATTTAATTCCTCAAGGTTTGTTACATTAAAATCATTTGTATTAATATTATTAAAAACAGTTGCAGCACTTCTTGGCCGCAACATACTTTTAATAATTGTTTCAATGGTCGTTCCTGCACTGTCTACTGATAATGCAGACTTAAACTCAAGAGCTTCTTTAATATATTCCTCTGTATTTGTTGGAGATATTGGTAATAAAGTATCTTTATTGTATTTTGTTATATTACCACGAATAAAATTTTGACTGTTTGTTGAGTCTGCTTGTAAATAATTTGGAGTAAAAATAATGAGATCATCTCCACTTTCAGATTGAAATATATGTCTTACAATAACATCATTTCCTGAAGTTTCACTTGAAGCTGCTGTTCTTGCCCTTAATACAAGATAATTGGTTGGTAGATAACCAACCAATCCATTTATTGTTGCATATTTTAAATAATAACCATTGACATTTTGTTTAAAATCAATTGCTACTCTTGGTAATACAGGAGAAGTAATACCGGCAAGATCTGGGTTGTTTGCTGGTGAACTCCACGCAGAAGTTTCACCGCATATTTTTGCTGCAACGTTATACGTAGCAGAAGTTGAAGAATCGCCTTGTAAATAAAGCCTTACCGTATTCAAAGGATCAGCTACACCTGGATATACTGTATATCTCAAAGAAAGTGAACTTGCAAGTTCATAAATTCTTTGCCTTAATGCAGGTTGAACGAGAGTTGGTGAATAACGACGTAATCCTTTAAATGCATCAACTGCATTTGTTGTAAATTTTTCAATACCAAGAGTTAAATCAGAAAAATCAGGTTGTATTGAAATGGAATAATTTCTACTTGTTAAAGCAATACCATTTAATGCAATCTTGGTATATGTTCTGTCTGGAATTTTAAAGTTATACTTAAATCCAGAATAATCCATTATTTCATTTTTATAAATATTCCATTTATGCTCTGCTTTAATTTCAAATATGCTTCCATCATTTGAAAGTTGTGGGTTTGTTTGTGCATATCCTCTCCAGATTGGAAATATTGAAGTATTTGTTAAATCGTTTACATCATTAACTCTCCAAAGAATAACACCTCTTTTAATGATTAATGGATGTTTAAAAAATATATCTGGATAATAATTGTCTTTTATTCTGTGATATTTCTTTTCTGTTCCATACCATCCACGACCATTTTGTGTTTCAACTGAAGAAGTACCGATAACAATAATATTATTTGCTGGTCCTTCAAACTCAACAGCAAACATTGCTTCATCTTCAATCCAAATTGGACGGTTTCTTGTAAAACCGTTAAAGTTATAAGATCCAGTAATTCTTGTATTTCTGTAATAATCTGATGGAATTGCAACTGGTTGCTCACCAAATATAAGAATTTCATTTTGGTATGCAATTGATTCAGTTGGTGTGCTTCCTGACAAAACAGAAACAACAGATCTTTGAATAAAATACTCTTGTTTTCTTGGAGTACCACGAGTAAAAAGATCAGTTAAAATATTTCCATTAAAAGAAGAGCCGTCATAAAGAGTAAACCCATTCAGATACTTGTCAGTAAGTTTAAAAGTAATACCATCAACTTCAAGATCTCCTTCAATTGGTAATGTTCTTTCATTCCAAGAAACATATTCAGTAGGATTAACCAAAACATTATCCATTAAAGTCCAAGATGGTGCCCATTCCTCATGGGTTGGTGTTATTGAAGTTATACCATTTGTTGAAAATGCATAAGGACAACCTTCAATGGAGAGAATAAAACCTTCTTTGCTCATAATTTATTTCCTTTATTGTAAGTATGAATATGAAACATTAAGAGGTTTCTCTTATTGCATTTGCATAATATGAGAAAGTAAGATTATCTACGTTTCTGTATTTATCGTACCCTGGAATTGATAATGAAAAATGTTCTGCTTTAATTGATTCAGCAGAAAGAGATACTTGTTCAAAAGTATAATCACTTCCATCAATGTTATTTTTAAAATTACCGAAGCAAGCAGCAATGATCTTTCCTTGTCCATTGTTAACACATGAATTTAAAAACTGATGAATACTCCAAGGAGCTTTTACTGTTGGATCATCTGTTGGATTTTTCCATTGAGCAGAGTTATCTTTAATACTTGGATAAGCTGGAGTTACATTATTAAGATTTCCAGTTACATAATTGTAATCTTTTGGTTGATATTTTAAATTAAATTTTCTGGTAAATCTTGCTGTACCATTTCCCCAACCATAAACAGAACCATCTGGAAGATCAGCAACAGCGAAGATCTGTCCTTTGGATTGCCAACCTGTATCATTTTCTCGTGAGAAAGCAAATACGCAATGTGTTGGTTGATATGTGCTTGTAACTGTGCTTAAAGCTGGAACACTGATAACATTACTCTGGAATCCAAGAGCATATGGAATTGCTGTTGTACCAAAAGTCAAAGTAGCTGCTGTTGAAGTAAGATTTCTTATTGTTATAAATCCAAGATTACTTAATTTAATTTCATATCGGCTTACACCAAGTTCAACTTCCAAATGTTTTAAAAAATTAATTGGATCAGCTACTGTTCCAGCAGGAGAAGCATTAATTGAAAACTCCATAATATACCATTGAGACAGAGGTATAAATGTTCTTGTATTTGTTCCCGCTGCATCAACAACAGATGCTGTATATCCAGTAGTAGGAAATTTGAAAGGCATGATTAATGCTGTCTGAATTTCGGCCATTGATTTAAATCCTTTCTCAATAAGTAGATGGGGATTATTACTTGTTGGATTATAAAGTTATTTGTGTATATAAGTGTAACACGGTAGCAAATATGCTTGTTTTTAAGTGTTTTATGAAAAGATGCTCTGTAGTCCAATTGCAGGCTTTTTAAAGGCAGTAAGTTGTTGAATGGTAGATTGGACGTTGGAAGGATTTGGATGACTTGTAGAGGCTCTGAGAGGCTTCTACGGATATATTATGGAGAGGTTGGAGCAACCTGAGAGACTGCAACTGTTTGAACTGATTCAAGTTTAACTTGAGGACTTGAGCTTTGCTCAAGCAGAGCTTCGCTCTGTCCGTGCAAGCACGGATCTGGTGTTTCAACTCTTCTTTTTGCCCAATAAGTTTTTCTTGCTTCGCTCATCTTAAGTTTTGTTTCTTCTGAGGCACGAGTTCCAACTCTGTTTTTATTTAATTCCGCAAGCGCAGCAAGTCTTCTTTCGGAACATGGTTTTCCTTTTCTTGATCCGTTCATTTTTTGGATTGTTTCCTGTGAGCGAGGAATTCCGAGTTTCGCTTCTCTGATTCTTTGGTTATGTTCAAAGGAATTTATTTTTCCTTTTTTTGTTTTGCTCATTTTCTCTTTTGTTTCTTGAGAAGCTTTGTGCCCTTTTTTGGCTTTGCTCATCTTCTTTCTTGATTCTTCTGGGGTATGACTCCATACTTCCGACAAAGGAAGAACTTCTTTTCTGATGTTGTAGCAACCATACCCATAAAACTGAGTAATCAAAGTTTGTTCAACCAAGTCTCTTTCAGCTTTGTCCTCAACAACCTGAAGGACAGCGAATTCAAATGCTTCAGAACCATAAAGGTTCCAAGCAGCTTGTAAGTGTTTATTGGCATGTTTCTTGGAAATGAGAGATTGCTCATGCTGTATTGCTCTTGCAGCAAGCTGTTTTGCTTGCCCAATGTAGATTTTACCATTGATGAGGTTTTTAATTTGGTAGATACCAGAAGCTTTGGAGTGGCCGTTGTAGATTTTGTTCATACTGTTAAGTATGCGTCGGCATCTCTTAATTGATTTAATACCGACGTTATTATTTGGCGAATATGAAATTATGACGTAGCTGGAGGTGTGGTTACTTCAGATGCTTCAAGCATTGCCTTTGATTCATTCAGAATTGAAGTAGTTTGTTCATCTGAAAGAGACAACGCTACCGAAAGTGCTTGATTGAGGGCAGAAAGTTTACCTTCTGTTCCCAAAAATGGCACATCCAAAAGTTTTAATGCGTTTGTCAAATCTTCGCTTGTTTCAGGGATTGAAAACACTTTTGGATATGTAATCGCAATTTCCTGTTCTGACATTCCAAGATAATCTTTAAACAGATCAAGAACTTTGATCTCGTATTTTTTGTTATTACTTGCAAACTTACTTGCTTTAACTTCAAATTCACGACTTCTGATCTTTAATGCTTCACCAGATTGGATTTGTGAACCTTGGTCAAGGTTCAACGAAAGACCAAGTTGAGACATTGCCTTTTGAATCATGAAATTTACTTGGTCCCTCAATTCTCTTGTTGAATCGGTTGGGGCTGAGATGAAGCTTGGAGTACCTGATTCAGAGTCATAAGGCAAAGCGTTATTGGAGCCAAGAGCCATCTCAGTCTTTGGTGGCATAACGCCTCCAGACTTTGCGAGAGGAACGGTAAGGATTGGAAAGCTTGCCTTTTGGTGGATATCGCCTGCCCATGAGTTGTAGTTGTATACGGCTCTTGACACATCTACAAGATCCACAACAAGTGATTGACCCATTGGATAAGAAGAGTTATAAATTCTCTCAAAGTAGTTAAAAACAAGAGGTAGTTTACCTTTAAGACTTGCTGGATGTTTACCTTCTGTGATTAACTGACCAGATGCAGCAACTTGTTCATAAGGATTTTTGCTGAAGTTAACTTGTGCTCCAACTTGTTTCCATCCTTTTTTATCAACAATACGAAGAATGACGGTTGCATTTGCATTTGAATCTTCAATTACATTTTCATACCAAGCAAACTCATTTATTTCACCGAAATGATTTACATCAACCCAAGCAAAAGCAAGAGGAGAAATGAGAATGCACTTTGGAGCAAGACCTTTGGTTTTAAGATCGCTTCTTGAATTAACAGTAACTCCTTCAGGAATGGTATAATCAACATATGTTGCTGTCATTCCATAAAGGGCTGTCATCTTTGCATTTTGGTTGATGAACTCCGACCATGTGCTGTCTCTGTAGTCCACGTTGTTATTAACAAATGGTTCCAGTAAACCAAGATTACGGCTTACTTTTGAGGTTACGGAATCAGCATAAGCATTAACAACTTGAGACACAAGGTTGAAGTAGTATGCTCCTGCTTCTCTGTTTTTAAATTTCTGATCATCTTCTGCTTCAAAGGGAATAAGATAAGAGCGTATTTGATGGGTTGTGTAGTAGAAGTCTTTGGAATCACTGTCGTAGTTTTTTCGGCTTACCTTTGTTGAACCAATGGAAAGAGAACTTGGATTTTTAAGTTTCTCACCTCCATAAAAGAAGTCGGTAAGGTAAAGTGCTCGGTCACGGCAGAAGTCATATGTAGCAATCATATTTTGTAATCCTTTTTCATAAATATATCAATATATTTTATGACTCATTTTCAATTAAAGAAAGAGCCGGCTGATGTGCTCGATAATGTCTCAAGGGCGATTCTCGAAGATCAGAACCGGTACTTATGGGTCGCAACAAAAGCAGGTGAACTACATTTGTTCGACAGTACATTAAAACAACAAAAGATTTTCAATTACCTCCCGGGATTAGGACATGAGTCATTAAGGAACATAACCTATGCTCTCTTTAATGATTCAAAGGGTTATCTCTGGATCGGATCAAAAGGTTATGGACTTAGCGTTTCAACCAGACCCCTTGACAAGCTAACTCAGGATTATTCTGACATAAGCTTCAGAAGATGTACATTTTCATCCGGCGACAGCACAAGCATTGGGAATAAT